AGGCCTCCGCTTAAACTATCAAAAATAGAAACATAAATCTTTACCACGTTAACTGCATCCCACGTAAAGTTTTGACTTTTGTATAATTCCTGCAATTGTTTTGAAACAACAAAATATCTGTTTGTTGCAAAGTCATATCCATCAACACCGTCTTCAATATTAACTTCAAACCTGGCATAGATGCTTGGATTTGTTTGGTCAGTTCCTGCAAAGTCAACAAGAATTCTTATTGTATCTGGAACTGACGCAGATCCTCCGTCTCTGTTTACTAAAGAAAATGCAAGTTTTAATTCATCAATTGGAGAGTTTCTTGAAAAGTCAACGTTTGGAGAGGTAAGGTGTATATGATTTCCAGAATCAATAACAATGTTGTCAACTCCACCAGACCCACCACCACCTAAACTTAAGTCTGAGTCATCCCCCTGTATTAATATTGTATTATTTAAAAACCTTGCTCGCTCATATCTTGCAACACGATCTGTATTATAAAAAATAGAATTATCTGCATTGGTCTGAAATACACCATTTTCTGTTCCTGTTGCATTTATTATGTCATCATCATTTGGGTCTAGTGGTACAGAAATTATTGGAATTGCTATTGCAGCGGTAGATGTATGGTATTCCCAGTTTTCTCCCTGCGTAAACGCAAAGACTGTTTTGCTATCTTGTGCTCCAGCAGATGGGTTTGATCCTGCAGAGTATAAACCTACTTCTGTTATTTCATATCTTTCTTCTGTTGGTAGTTCTGCTGTAAGGACTATCTTATCAATGCCATTTTCGTTTACAAAACCTCTAGAAGATATAGGAACTCTAAACATTTCAAAGTCAAGGTTTTCTTTTGTTGCAAAATTATCAGCAACATCTTCTGTTTGAAGCGGAGTAGGACCACAACCAACCGCCAGGTATGAGGCATAGGCTGGTGCCTGGCCAAGCATATATTTTCCAATAATGCTCTTACCTTTATTAGTTATCATGATGTAGTTGCTCCAAAGTCTGCTTCATATATTGTACCATTTAACGACACTTCAACCTCAAAAAGTTCATCCTTATTTAAATTAACCCCTTCAATAATTAGATCTCCAGTTACATCGTCAAAATAAACATTTGAACCGTTGGGGCCATTGCCTTCAATGGGGACCTTCTCTTCAAACTTTATAGGAAAGTTAGCAAAGTACTTCTCAGAGGTAGCCTGTAGTCCAAGAATATTGTTTGGGTTATATTTTTGTTGAATTAGTCCCAAGTTCTTAATTGGGTTGTAAGATATTTGTTGTCCATTAATGATGTCGTTTCTAGCAATATTTATTAATTCGTGACCGCCAATATCCTCAAAAATTAAATCAGCCATTATTTCAATAGACATAGAATCATCATTAAACAACACTGTATCTATCGGTGCTGTCTTTACTGGATTCGGAGGTGGACTACTTGAAACAGATGTTGAAGATGGAGTTTGTGGAGTTGCTGATACCATTTCTATACCTCACTTAAATAAACTGTCATGCTTGGTCCAGAAATAGACCTAGCGTATTCTATATTATAAACAACAAATCTTGAAAGATCTGAGGTAATTAAATTAAGTCCTGATGAATCCTTATAGTCTACTGTAACTATGTCTCCAAGTTGCAAGGTTGGTATGCTAAATAGATTAATTCCAATAGATTTTTTTGGAACCATAACTTTATTGATAATCCAGCCAAGCATGGCCTCTGCATCATCCTGTGTCTGTATATACGTACTATCAATGCTAAATTCATTTTTCCCATATGTTAATCTACTTAGTTTGATTTCATCGTACCTTGATTTTTCAACTAATGGAGAATAGGTGAGTGTGCTACCAACCAACTCTGGGTCAGATAGGTTGCCACGCTTTTTAAAGAATTCATCTACAGTTAATTCATGAGTTGTATCTTGAGTAAAAGTAATGCCTTGAATTCTTAAAAAGTTTCCAGTTGTTTCATCTAGATTTAAGGCTTTGTCAGTTGAGTTAAAGACTAAAAACTCAGCACCATATGAGTTTGCGTAAAACCCAGAGGTTGTATATCCCTTTGTTTTACTAAACGTTGGCGATAGTTGTGCATAGAGTGCTGGATAAGCACGATCATATTTAACATCAAAGTATGCACATTCACGCATAATGGACCCAAACTCTTCAAAATACATATCATAGTTTGGTGGCTGCTGTGAACTTATTCCAGATAAATATGTTGATTGTACAACACCACTCATGGCATATTTTCTAAAAGACTCATTGACATCAACCTGGGAATCACCAAACTGTTTTGATAATGTTTCTCCTACAACAAAAGATGTATTTTGGCTATAGTTTTGTGATAAAGCATAAATATTTTCAAACATACACTTAGATGATCCACGAACGAATAAAGCCATGTTGTTATAGGTTGGAAGAGGATCATTATCGTCTACCACTTTAATAAGTTGGTTATTTATGTATAAATAAAATCTTCTTGTCTTTCCAATGTCTTGATACTCTACTGATAAATCATAAACTGTTGAATTCTCTTCAGAAGCCATTCTTTGTTGTCCAGAAAACTTACCGTCGTCTACAAGTATTTTTGCTAGACCACCCCATAGTTTAACTGGAATTGCATTAGTGCTGCTAGAATCTTTTTTAATTTTATAAAACACAACATTATTAATTGATACTTCTGCTTGATTATTTTTATTTAATTTTAAATAAGGGGTAATGTTATCTTCACTTAGTGCAATTATTTCAAAATAGTATCCGTTGTTTGTTTCTGGATTTAATAAAACAGCAAGGCCTCCAGAGCCTCCGCCAATGTTAACATTCTGATCTGGTTGGCTTCCGCTAACCTGATAATAAGGAACGCTGCCAAGTGCTGTTTGCGTTGATGAAATATTATTTTCAATTTTACCTACGATACGCATTCTTGTTCCAAAATGCCTATATGCATTATCTAAACCTTTATAAACATATGAAACAAAGTTTAGTGGTGTTTCTGTAGTTTTAAATGCTGGTCCGTTAAATACCAAGGCAGATGACTGAATTGTTCCAGTCTGTGTTGATGGCAAATTATTAATGTCTGTATCTGTTAGATTACTTGTTGCCATAAAGTTTTTGATTATGCTATTTCTTGTTGACTGCCCTGCAACCGTATTGCTGACTCCTGCTGCGCCAATCGCTGTTGTTGGTAAAGTTATATTTTCATCTAAAGTAGTTGTAAATAAGTATTGAGTTTTCATATCAACACCACGTACATTGCTGTTGTTTGTCCAATAAGAATTTATTCCAGCGTAGTGATCAGTTATTTTTGTTCCAAATTGACCACGACCATGGTCTACAACCGCTCCATTTTGAAGTCTGCTTACTCCATTAACTGTTTCATAGTATGGGGTTGAATATATCCTTACCAATCCCGTTGGATATATCTTTCCATTAAATGGAATAGATGCAAAATATTTTTGATATTCTTGATTGCTACTAATCCACACATTTCCAACACCTGTTATGTTAAACTCTGCTGCATCATATTTAATAATCTCACCGTTAGAATATAGATATCCGTTATATCGTGTTAGCCAATATACGTTTTCTCCAAGATCAATTATGTTGTTTACTACAACGTGCCCTGAAACTGCAGGAACAACCGCAAGAATATCAGAATTTAATGGCATGGCTCCAAGAACGTAACTGCCTTGCTTAGATGCTAATTCGTTTATGGTCTTTGTTGAGTCTGTTCCAGCAACTTCCCACAAAAGTGATGGCTTATAAATCCATGTTTTTTCTTTATCAATCATGCTTGATTGCTTTATTGAACCATAAGATCTTTGAATGTATCTTGTTGTATAGTTAATTTTGCCATCATTATAGATTTTTTTATCTTGTGAGGCAATAGACAAAATATTTGGAAGTTTACCAGATGTAGCATTTTCTATTACGCCAGAGTCTGTTTGATTGTTTGATCCAGAAATAACAAAGTCTGTTTCTCTTTGTTCTAATGTAGGCATTAAGTAGTCTTTGCTCATTACAACAAAGTTATTATACTCATCAAAGAACATTGCGGTTTGTGTAGATATGGCTAATTGATTTAAAACTTCTGCAACGTTTTGGTCTGGAGCAATAAAGAAGTATGGAATAATTGGATCATTCTCTCCGTCAACTCTTTTAAAAGTATAGTTGCTAAATCCAATATAGTCAAGTAAAAGCGATACTGCATAACTTAAAGATGTCTGAGTAGTTAAAAGTCTTGGTGCAGGCATTGACTCTAGGAAAAAATAAAAATCTCTTAACTCTAAAGAAAGAGTTGCAGCAGTAACATCTGC